TGTGTTAGTAGCTATAGTCCATACCAACAGATATAAAGTATTAGCAGAAAAGGAAAAAAAATATATATATATGTTGTCGTCAAGGGCTTAAAAAAATAAAATCAATTAGTGGTCATGTAGGGGAACATAACCACCAATCGATCTTTAATTTACATTGTATTAGCGCATGAATAACATATTCTATGTAGGTCATTTAAACAACCTAGCATTAATGCATCTGTACCACTATGTACAATGTTATCTGTCGTACTACAATATATACACATTATTTAATACTATCTACAACTATATTATTAGAATATACTTTTTCATTAGTTTTAGCATTAGTCCAATTATTAGCTTTAAAATAACCGTCAATTTCAACATGAATACCAGAAAATGCATTAGCACCCTCTAGCTTTGACAAATCATTATCTGGTGCAAAAGCTTTTAGTTTATTAGTTAAACTATCAACCATTTCTTGTAGATTTTCAACTCTATTTAATTTAGCTGATATTTTAAATGCATTAACAAATGCCTCATCTGCACCCTCATAATCTGGTTGAAAGTATAAAGATTGTCCCCAACCTTTATCATTTATTCCTAATGTTGTAGCATCAAATGTCATTAATGTACCTATTATTTTCATTATTATATCCTTTTTATATTTGCATATTCATTTTTGAACACACTGTCTATCCCAGTTTGGAAATTTCGGATCGCTACTTACTCGGCGCTTGCGTCGATCTTGTAAGTAGTTTGTCAAGTCAGCGAAAATCGCTTTGCACCGCCTGTGCTGATTGTTTTGGAGTTTTTAGCCAGCGAGTTTACGAGCGTTTCTAAAAAACCAAAAGAATCCTAAAGTGATTTTCGGTGACTTGACCAATAGACTTGCTTAAAAACGAGCGGGGACAAACATTAGCTCAGGTAACTTGAAAAACGACGTTAAACTTTCTTTTCTTGGATAGAGTTTAAGTTTTAGCGACAACGCCTTGGCGCTAAAACTTGCTTTAACTCTTGGGTCCGAGGAAATAAAGTTTTGTGTTGTTTTTGTAGTTCCGTGCTGATTTTGTCCAGTTTTTTAATTGGTATTACAAGTGCTTTCACATGATAGTCAGTGGATTTGCAATTCAGCCAGAACGCTTGCGTTCGTTTCTGAATTGAAACCAATGTCAAGGAGCCAGAACGCTTGCGTTCGTTTCGACTATGACTTGTAAGATGCCATGTCGGATGTTTAGGCAAACCAAAATTCTGTCCTACTATCTCAAGCAGCCAGCGAGTTTACGAGCGTTTCTGCTTAGAGATTGTGCTCTTTGGACAAGATTTTGGATTCACAGCACGCTTGCGTGCGTAGATTGCCGTTCCGAAAACACCGTTTTGGTGAACATTTACATGGCATCCTACGCCGTGGACTATCATCTGAAAGTGCTTGGGATACCAATATAGTGCGAAATTTCCACTCTGGGATGACCGTGTGTGGTTCCAGCGTCGTACTCTTGTTTAGTAAGTTGTTTTGGTAAAGCTTTTATTTCAATAAAAGGTTTCGTACTGCAGTTACGAGACTGTATCTTACTTGGTTTGATTACTTTCTCAAAGTAATTGCTTTTGTTTTACTTTGTGCATACAAAGTAATTATAGATGGCGATACGTATATATATGTTTTTTTTCCTTTTCTTGCTTTAGTAAACAACGAGGGAGGCACGACCGACATTGTTTACAATGGAAGGGGCCTTCTTAGGACACCAATCGAGAGAACAAGACAAACGACAAACATAAGAAGCCCCTTCCCTAACCTAAGGAAAGTCCCCACATTAATTTTGCGAAAACCCTTAAAAACTCTCAAAAACCTATATATAGACTGATTAATAGATATATTGATCATATATCCTTTACTAAGTCCCCTAAACAGAGTCCCATTAGTCCCTTAGTCCACTCTAAAGAGTGGACATAAGTGGACTAACTTTGGCATTCTTAAAAACCCTTATAGCACCTGGACTAAACAAGAAACATTGGTAAACATTTGTGTAAGTTAGTCCAGATGCCTTTGGACTAACTTTTAGTCCAAATCTGTTGGACTAAAATTACAGGTGTTGTAGTATAACAATACGAATATGGAGGAATATGATTGTACCAGAGAGACTAAAGCTTTTATTAAAGCACCATCGAGGGGCAGATAACTATCGACAGTTAAAAGTCCTTAAAGGCGAAGACGTTACCAAGCTCAAACCACCTGAATGGCTTATTGAGGATTTTATTATGGAAGAGGGCTTTACGGTGTTGCACTCTGATGCAGGTGTCGGAAAAACATTTTTAGCATTAGACTGGGCTAACACCATAGCTAACGGTTGGACATGGTTTGGTAAGAAGACACAAAAGACCACAGTTTTATATGTCCTAGCCGAAGGAGTTGGGTACTTAGGTGCTCGTGTAACCGCTTGGAAGAATAGGAGAAATGCCTCCATATTTCCACCTGTCTTCTATTACACGAGCGCAGTACCCTTGTTTGCTCCACCAGGAAAACTTCCTACAACTGAGCAACTAGATTTTCTTGACCTAGTTGAATCTGTGGACCCAGGACTTATTGTTATTGATACGTTGCAAAGATGTACCGTTGGTGCTAATGAAAACTTGCAACAAGATATGGGTCAAGTGGTGGCTATGATAGATACACTAAGGCAAAACTTTAACGCAGCCATACTAGCAGTACACCACGACACAAAATCTGGAGAGAGCATGAGAGGATCTTCTGTTATACGAGCATCAGCAGATACAACAATTCACTTAACTGCACGTGGACAAGACTCTGGCTTTATTGAGATGGAATGTACTAAGCAAAAAGATGCCGAACCATTTAAGCCGTGGTCCCTTATGTTGACTGCTGACCCAGAGAGTGGCTCCGCAGGTTTGACTGCGTACCAAGAAGGTGTGAAAGCAAGAGATTACTCCTTACTAAAAGCTTTAGGAGACATTACAACACACAGAGGAGAGAAGTTCTTTAATAAAGCTTGGAGAGAAGCTGCAAATATGGACGGAGGTCGTTTTGAGCGTCCAAAGGCTCAGCTTATCAGAGAAGAGCTTGTAGAGCAAACGGGTGAAGGAAGATCTAAACAATATAGTGTAACTAAGGAAGGTTGGGATATAATAGAGAGTGAAACTTCTAGACCTGTCCCTAGAGTTGAACAGGTACAGGAGTCTCTGTTAGAGGAGGACGAATGAGATGCCGAAGTTGTGGTGTAAAACAGGTTAACGTGTTTGGCTTACCTTCAGACATTAAAAAGGGGATGTGTAGGTCTTGTCGAGATATCTTGTCTAATACCTGGCGTAAAGCTAAAACTTAGTGTTATAGTAATTTTATGACCGATGAAATAAAAGCAGGTAGACCTAAAAGGTCTGATGCCGATTTGTTGTCTGATAGGGCAAAAGTCAAGGCACAAATATTTGGAGCCAACAATGAAGTTTTTCAATTCGATAAAGATGCAGAAGTATATTTACCTCCACCGCCAGCAAAAAAGGGTACAAGTCTTTGGAAAGCATGGGCTATGGAGTCTTTCCTGGAATGTATTAGGTACGGACTCACCTACACGGAAGCTTGTAAGCGTATCGGTGTTACAAGAAAATGGTGGGAAGAAAACTCGCAGCGACATAAGGACTGGGCTGCTGAAGCACGACAAATTAGATCTGGTGATGCGGTTAAGGATTCCTACCCTGATTTATCGAATATGTCCTTTTCTGAATTTTGCAAATTATATTTTAACGTTGAGTTTGCTCCGCATCAATTTGAGATAGAAAAGAATCTAGCTGATCCTACAGGAAGACTTGTTTTAGTTTTAGGGCATCCTGAGTCTGGTAAATCTACGTTATCAGCTTTGTGGTATCCAGTATACAAAATGTGCCAAAACCCAGACATTCGAATTGCCCTGGTTACGAAGTCTGGGGAAAAGGCACAAGACTTGTTAGGTAGAATTAAAAGATACTTAGTTGACCCGCATCTTTATAAAGACTGCGAAAGAAATCTAATAGAAGATTTTAACGGATTTAAGTCACAAAAAGCTGACGGTTTTGGCTGGTCTAAAGACCAGATAACCATACGACAAAGAGAGTCTGGAGAAAGAGATCCGACCGTACAAGCTTTGTCTGTTGGTAAACAGATATACGGATCACGACTTGACTTACTTATTCTTGATGATGCTTTGACCTTAGAGAATCAACAAACTGATGTTAGGCGAAGAAGAATTGACGAATGGTTTACGCAGGAGGCAAGGTCTAGGGCGCAGAGAGGACAGACCCTAGTTAACGGTACAAGAATTCACCCACTAGATAATTATGGACAATGGAAAGAGTCTTGGAAAGAACATAGAATATTTAAACATGTTTCTATACCTGCAATTTTAGATGAACATACTGACCAAGAAAAACCTAATTGGAGTGAGTATTGGTCTCTAGATGGCAAGTGGGAACATGATGAAACAATTGATACAGAAGTTTTTATACCTGGACTAAGGGACATACGAGATGAGATATCTTCTAGAGATCCTCTCAGGTGGAAACTTGTGTACCAACAAGAAGATGTACAAAACGAAGAAGGTATTTTTAAACAAGAACTTATAGACAACGCTTTAGAGTTAGGTGCTTCTCGAAGTATTGGTCAAGTGTATCCTGACGAAATTTTAATACTTGGTATTGATCCAGCAACGACTGGTAGAGCTGCATCAATTTTGCTTGCGTACAATCCTCAAACAGGCGTGAGGACTGTTGTTGACATTTTTGTAGGATTTAGATTAGGTGCTACTGGTGTACGAAATAAATTAATGTACGAGTTCTGGGAAAAATATAAAGACCATAGAGTTGCTTATACAGTTATAGAAACAAACTTTGCTCCGACTATCTTAGGAGATGATACTGTGAAACAACGTGCTGAATGGGCAGGTACCAGAATGATTGAACATAAAACAACTGGTGCTGGTAAAAAACGAGGATCTAAATGGGATGAAGAGTATGGCGTAGGTGCTATGCAATCATTATTTTATAGCGGCTTGATAGCTTTCCCTTCAGCTACCGTACAAGATAAAACAAAGCTTGAACCATTGATGGATGATATGCTAGTATTTCCTTGGGCGAAACAACAGGACGCTTTGATCGCTTTGTGGATTGCAAACGGAGAATGCAAGAATTCTACATTTTTTAGTGTAGATTTAACAAAAGTCGTGTCAAGAAGAAATATTCCGCCTATTATAAGAGATAGAATGTTTACAAGGAATAAATGAGCAACTTAAATTTTGGAACACCCTTAGAGAACGCTAGTTCAGCAGGTAGAAACTTATCTCCATCACAACAGTATTGGGATAGGAGAAATCAATTAATAGAAACACATGCTGAATGGAAAGAGCGAGTAAAGGAAATAACCACTGTCGTTAATGGAGAGTGGCACATGCTTTGGGCTAACTTAACTGCTACTGCAGAAGCTCCCTCAGTTGCAAATATTATTGAAATGGGTATACATCATTGGTCTGCTATTGGTGGTGCCGTTATTCCATCAGTTAGAATTCCTGTACCAGTTAATAAAGATTTAAAAGGCGGCGAAAGAGCTGCAAGGAAAAGAGAACGTAGGACACAAGAACTATGGTCAAGTTCTAACATTAATGAGCTTATGGCTCAATGGTGGGGCGATTACGCAGGAGCTGGAGCCGCATATTGTGGTGTTTGGGCTGATTTTTCTGAAGAACCTGCTAAAAGAGATCCCTATCTACAACGATTAGACCCTAGATATTGCTATCCAATTAAGGATACTAAAGGAAATATCATTGAATTATTGGTAGCTAAAAAGGTATCTACAGACATTATTCTTAAACAATATCCTGCTGCTAGAGGAGTCTTAGATCCTAAGATTACAGAAGTAGAGGAATGGTTTTGGTTTTTCCCTGACAAATACGTACACATGATTGCTGATGCATCAAGAGAAGGTATGCAAAAAAGAACAGGCATTATTCTTACAGAAGAAGAGAATAAGCTTGGTAAAGTACCTGTTGTTGAAGTATCAGTTCCATCTTTTGACGGACAATGCAGAGGAATATTCGATCAGACGAGACACATACTACGAACAATGCACAGGTTAATGACTCTTACAATCACAAGTTCTGAAGAAGAAGTCTATCCACCTGTGTTCGAGTATGATGTTATGAATCCAGATGACTTCGGTCCTGGTGCAATAATACACGGAAGAAGTCCTGAAGCTCGTATGGAGAGAATGCAATCTCGTAGTCACTTCGATGCAAAAGATTTAATTGGACGACTTGCTTCTGAAGCACGTTCTCAAGCATCTTTTCCTGGTCAACTTAGTGGTGATCCAGGTGCAAGTATTGTTTCTGCTCGTGGTATTGAGGCATCTATGGGACAAATTGATGCACGACTTGCTTTAGCACATAAACAGTTTGAGTCGTTCTTAGAAAAAGCTACTCAAATACTGTTAGCTTTTGATGAGCATTACTGTGATGGAGAAAAGACTATTCACGGAGACGCAGCTGACAGAAAGAAACCAGAAATTTTTATACCGTCAAGAGATATTGCAGGTCATTATGATAACAATGTCAGGTACGGTATTGGTGCTGGAACAGATCCATCTAATAGAGAGATGCGACTTGCTATGAATCTTAATCAAAATTTAATATCTAGAGAGACTGCAAGAGATGAAATGGATTTCTTAGAAGACCCTTCTAGAGAAGAGGTAAGGATTGTGAGACAGAGAGTAACAGATTCTCTGATGGAAGGTATTTATCAACAAGCTGCGCAAGGTAATGTACAGATTGCAGCTCAACTGTTGCAAAACATGGGCAAAGAAAATGTAGATTTAAATGAAGTAGTAAATAAATTGTTAGAAGATTTGCAACCTGAAGAACAAGCTTTACCGCAAGGTGCAGCTCCTGGTGGTCCGCCGCAAGGTGGTTTACCGCAAGGTGGACAATTACCACCTGAAGCTGCTAGTTTGCCTTCTTTAGGAGCATTAGGTATAGGAGGTTAATATGGCTGAAGGACCGTCACAGATTACTGACTTAGGTGGTTTGCCTTCTGGTGGTAAACAACAAATAGAAAATATGGCAGCTAATGCTGGTATGTCTTTAGGAGTACAAGGAGATAATCCATTACCTGGTGCTGGAGCTCAAAGAATAGCTCCGCAAGCTCCTGGAAGTTTAAGCTTAGGTGGCATTGGAGACTTTGTAGCTAACTCTCCTAATCAAGGTGGATTAGCTAGTGATGGTTTACCATTTGGTCAAGGTATGGGAGTTCAAGCTCCTCCTATAACAGAACTAGAACAACAACGAGCAACTGCAGTAGATAACGCTATGGACTTGTTTGCAAATTCAAAAATTCCAGCAGTTAAAGCTGCCGCAGCCCAAGTAATTAGAGGAGCAGTTATTTCTCAGTTGCAGGGCGACGATGAGTGATAAACCATTAGAAGATAGATTAAAAGAAGAATCTAAATATTCATTAGAAGACCAAGAATATGATGGTGCTTTAAGTTATCATTTACCATCTAAAAAAGATTTAACAAATTATTATCCTCCTTCTACAGGAAATGTACAAGGCATGGAAAAAGCTATTTTACATACTGTGGGAGAAGTTCCTTCAAATTGGGTTATGAGTTTGACTCCAGAACAACAAAAAGAATTAAGTGACCTTAGTCCAGAAATGATAGAACATCTTCCAAGAGTATATGACTATTACGAAACTGCTACAAATGTTACAAAAGATATAGAAGATACTGCTAAAAGAAAATTTAATTTTAAACAACTTGCTAGTAAATTTGGAGCAGGTCTTTCAGCAGGGACTCCTGGAATGGCTGGAACTTCTCCTGTTACAAAACCATTTGATCCTGAAAAAGAATATCAAGAATCTTTAGATGAAGTTCGTCAAGAAAAATTAGGAGAAACTCTGTCGTTGTTTGAAACGCAAGATAAAGCAGATGCAATAGTTGTGAATGATAAAATACCTAACAATGTTCAAGAAGGCATGATGGGTAAGTTATGGAATAAAATAAAAGATGGAACAAGTAATGCTTATAAATCTGGAATATTTTTAGGGAATTCAACTTTTTTTCCTGCAAAAATTAAAGATACAGAAGTACCAGAAGAATTGACTGCAACAAATCCTTTAACTATAGCTGTAATGACAGGAAAATTTGTAAGTTATGCTTTAACTAATCTTGTTGGTCAAGATGATACAAATAAAAGAAATTCAGGATATGAAGAAAATATGATTTCAGATGTTCAAAGACAAAGAGATCAATCTATTAAAAATTTTCAAGCAGTTACTCAAGACCAGACTTGGGAGTCTTTAAGTCAAAACGATCCAATATTTGCGCAGCAAATTCTAGATATGCCTTTTGTGCAAGGAGATGAAGCTAAAGCTAAAGCAATAGTAACTGTAATGATAGAAGCGAACAATCCTCAGTTGATGGATGCTAACAACGAATTTGTAGAAGCTATTCATCAAGCAACTGCAGAACAAATTAAAAAAATTGCTTCTGGAGAAGATACTGTTGGAGAGTTAGTAGTTAATGCTTTGGGTGCATACTCTAAGTATATTGTGGGAAGTATTTCTACAGGAGCTTTTTTACTTGCAACAGAAGACGGAAGACAAATGGCTGCTGAATTTGGTAATAAGGAAGGGAGAAGAGAATATTATAATTTAGTTAAAAAAATGGATTATAAACCTTCAGAAGCTCTTGGTATGAATGGAACTTTTTCAGGCTCTATGATAGATATAGGATCTTCTTTTGCACTTGATCCAACAATATGGTTGTTTACACCAATGACTGGTGTTAGAGCTGGAGCAGTAAAACAATTTGCTCATGCAAAATATATAAAAGGGTTTATGAGTAGAGGGTTAGGTAAAGCATTTGCTGATGACCTTTATAAAATTTTAAAAGAAGGAACATATTTACAAAAAAAAGAATTGCTTAAAAACTTTTCAGACGCTAATCAAGGTAGATTAAAAAACATTGTTAAAGACGATCTTGCTAGAGAAACTGCTGAAGTTACAAGCGAAAGATTTTATAAAGTTTATACAGATACTTTATTGCAAGGAGATAATCCTTACATATTTCATAAGACTTATTGGAATAGATTTAAAGCACAGAGAAATGTAAAGATAATAGGAAAAGCTATTAATGGAGATGGAAAATCTTTAAGAGCTTTTGACAAATTATTAACAACTAAAAATATTTCAACCAAAGTTAATCTTGCTGGTCCTAATGCAAGAAGAAGTGTTATGGAAGCTATTGAAAGCATGATTCATGGTACTAAATTGCCTGAAGG